TGCCCTTGGGCAACGGACTGATCGGACTGCCATCAGCGTTGTTCCAAGGACGGTGAAAAATCTCGATCCGATAATTGTTCATAAATGCTCCTTAAGCTGGCCTGGCGATTTCCAAGCCAGAAAAGAACATATCTGAACATTGCAATAAATCAACCCCTGATAGCCATAGAAGGGGGGCAAATTGTCATTTTTTTTGCATCCTTATATATGTCGCCAAATCACCGCAGTTTGCGGTATACTGCAGGTCGTGGGAATTCCCCCACAAAGGAGCAAAGCAATGAACAACCAGAACCTGACCATCACGAAGCAAGAACGAGCAATCATCGTCAAGGCTCTCCGTGTCGCTAATGCCGAACTTAGCAAACGCTACAGTCAGCACAGGAAGGACAGCGCGCCAGTCCTGGCGGAGCAGGTAATGAAAGAAGCCGAGGCGAACACTGAACTGCTAGACAGGATTGTGATGGAAGGCTTGCGAGCCGAACAATGACCGAGCAAAAGGAGAAAAGCATGAACAAGCAATTTGCAATTCAAGACACAGCTACCGGCCTTTTCTATCAGGGCATCCAAGGAATGAAAGGCTGGAACACACGATGGGCCAATGAATTCGAGACGGCATATTTGTATCCCAGCTACCTTGACGCACACAGCGCATTGGCTCTTGCAAAGAATTGGACCAACACTAAGACTTGGAAAATTGTTGAAGGAGCAGACAAATGACTAAGGCGCAGATTGAAGACAGCATTAACACGCTTGAAGAGCGTTATGGCAACCTTGAGTGCAAACTGATCCAACACCCAGAAGGATCAGATGCGCACAACAGGATCAAGAAAGCAATGGATGAGTGCGATTGGGCAATTTTGCAGTACAAGGTACTGTTGGAGGAAAGCAAATGAGTTGGAAGGAAGGTTGGAAGGAATTCAAGGACATGCCAATCGTGATCTTGGGTCAGGGCGACTATGCGCGTCCCTGGCCCAAGTCGCATTCAAAGGGCAAGCAAAATCAAGACAAAGGCGTGCGCCCATGCCCCGGCTGCGGATCGCCTGAAGGCGACTGCGAAGGACAGAGTTGTGTACGCGGGCCAGTTGAGTAAGGCAACTAGATCAATAGATTTCTGTTGACGCCTGCCTGCTTGCGTCCGGCACTTTGCGATGCTTGTTTTTTTCGTCACGAGCTGCAAGCAACATCCCTTTGAGGTGCTTGAACCGTGCGTAGGTTTCTGGTGACAGCTCTTCCTCTGGCTTAGTCTTCTCTCGTGACTCTTCCGCACCGCTTGCCCTGCGCAACATGTTGTCGCAGGCAGTGATGAGCAATTGATGGTTTTCATCTTCAGGTTGTGATTGTGAACGTAGATGCTGGACAAAACGCTCTAGCATCTGCTCGGCAGTCACGCTTACCTCTTCGCCATTCAACAACATCTCAATCGGCTCATGCCACCATTGACGCCTTGACCGAATCCTTTTACGGCCAGGCTGGTGCGGTTGACCCATTGCCCCAGGCGCAACCTGCTTGTCAATATTTTCTGCCTTGCTGAAGTCTTGTGAGTACGTCATGAGATCAAGCTGTCGTCAATGTTTTCGCTGCCACCAGTATCCGCTGGCAATGCAAGGTCCATAGATTGCATTCCAAAGAAACGATCAAACTCGTTTTGCATTGCACCTTCGTTGTTGTTTGTGATTGCCGCTGTGAAACTGTCGCCTACACGATAAGACGTTGCCCCAGGGATGACCTGAACGTGTCCGCAACCTGCACCCATTGTGTGCATTTGTGCAATCACAAGATCGTCAATGAATACCTCAGAGGTGTTGTCCATGTTGCCAGCAAAATCAATCGTCACAACCGAATTCTTGCCCAGAGACAAAGGCGTAAAACACCTGATTGAGTACAGTGCGTATGAAGTTGTGAGGGTTGCTGACGCAACCGTTGCTTGCATTACGCGCCCAATTGTGCCGCTGTTGTATACCGTTGAGCCGTCAGAAGTCACAGACACCCGAAGAGTTTGGCCCGGCCTAGCTGTTGCGTACTTGGCAAGGAAACTGATGGTGTATGGCTTGTCAGTGTTCAACTGTCCAAGCGAACCCGCTGTTGTTCTAAGAGTCTGCGTGAGCTTAGGGTTGGTTGAGCCATCACCAACAAGTTTGAGCGCGTTTGATTGTGTTGCTCCTGATCCTGCAGCAAATACATGAGTGCCAGCAGTGCCGGTTGCAATTGTCCAGTGGTCAGGATCATTAGACGTGAATTCTTCAAAGTCGGAATTGTGCAAGACGTTTTTGCCAGGCCCACGTCCGCCGTTCAGCCTTGGCGAAGTAGCACTGACAACAATTGACGCGCCAGAACCACGCGGCCAATTTTCGCTGAACTTGTGTTCTGCACGTTGACCATATACACGAAACATTTCTTGCGACTCAGGCGTCAGCCTAGACGTAGAGTCTTGAATGCAGTCTGCAGTTATCGTTTCAGTTTTGATTGTCTGTACATGCAAATTGCCTGGCCTGTGTCCCATGCGGTCAATTAGCGGTGCAACCTCTGAAAACACAAATGTTCCGTTGCCGACGTTTGAACCACCCGCTGAGGTAGCTCCAATAGAAATAGTGTTTCCGTCAACAGTCTTGGAGTCTGCAAGCATTTGCTTAATCAATTCAGCAACCGCATTGAAGGTTGTTTTCTTGGCCAAGCTGTAGTTATCGTCAGTCAAATCAATAAGCGTTTTGATTGCGCCCGCCTGGATGTCGCCCGCAATTCCGTCAGTGTCCCTTTTCCGGCTTTCGTGGTTTGTAAGCAACTTGCCAATTTGGTCATAGTCTTCGCCGCTGTAATTAGTCACAGTGTCAGCAAGTTCATTATTGAGTGTTGTGCGGAATGCTTTAACAGATGCAAAGTGGTCAAACAACCGACCAAGCCGCCCGAAAAGTGTTGTGTGTGTGATAGCCATCTGTCAATCCCTCGAAGGAAGCATTTTGTTGAGTGCGGCCCTACGCTTGCCGCAACCGCATCCGCGCCGTTTCCCGTCAACATCCTTGCCACTTACAGCCTCTGCAATTTTCTGTAGTGGCTTGTCAAGTTTCACAAACTTTATTGTGTTTGCTACATGGTCGCCAAGACCTCTAGGATTCCCACGATAATCCATACAAGACGCGCAGTCTTCTTCAGTAGGCTTGCCGCCGTGGTATCCCAGCAAACAGCCGTCTTCCCAATTAAGACAGTCAGATTGTTTACGGGATGCTTGGGGGCTGTTCATTTGTAAATTCCAAGTTGAAAATCTTTGCATCTTCATATTCAGAAAACGTCGTGTTGTCGTATCCAGTACCGCCAGGCTGATAACAACTTCCTCGGCACTCAGGAAAATTAGTACCGTCGCACCCAGCAGTGCAACAACCTAAACAGTTTGGTGCTTGTTGACTGCAATTTGTTTCACTCTCATTTATTGTTACTTCGTCGTGTGGCAACAAATATGTACCAGCAGAGCCAGCCATACACCAAGTACCTATCTCTTCACCAGTAGCGCAAGGGTCACATTCGTCGCCAATCAACGCAAGCTTGGTAGCACAGACTGTCATGCCCTGCGTGCCGCAAATTGGCCCAACGCTGTCGCAAGGCAGTTCGCATACAGCAGATGCCTCTATCTTGGTAACACGATACCAGCTTTCAGGATCTAATTCGTTTTGCGATACTGGCAAGGGAACGTCAAAACCATACTTGCGATTAGAAACTTGCGTTGCAGCGTATTCAATAATGATTGGGTCGCCACTTCCTATCACACAGCCGCATGATGTAGTTTCGTTGCTGCCTCTTGTGCCAAATGGCCCATTGCAAACTTCGTAAGGGCCGCTACCACCAGGGTCGCCGCAGCTGCAGCAAGCAGGGCAAATTATTTCACTGTTTGCTTGATATGTGTCAACGTAATAACAAGTTCGGTGCCTGGCACCTTGCACCGATTCGGGATCATACGCATACAAACCTTGCGGAAAATTTTGGCCGCTACCCAAATAGTATGGCCTAAACCCATGCGTGCATTTCATAAAAACAGTTGCCGTCAATACTGACGACGCCATGTAACCTACGAGCGTGTTGAAATCTGTGCTACATGGCGGATTATCGCACGCAGAGCCTTCAATCAAAAATGAACGGTTTGCTTCTGACTGAAAAGTAAACTTTGCGTACTCATGATATCCGCCTTCGTCGTCTGGACAACAAGGGCATGGACCTGAGGGCGGCGGGTCACAGCAACAGGCGGCGTAGTATGTCATCGAAGCGCACCGCCAAAGTATTGGTCAGCTGGCACGATGTAGATGGTCATTGCTATTGCAGAAACAGCGTCAGCACGAGCGTACAAAGCTTCGCCTGGATTAAGAACAATTGGTGCTTCAAGCTGTGTGTGTGCCTCTCCACGAATTGATGCATTGTCCAAAAGTGCAAATTTGTCATCTGGTGTTTCGTCAGCTGGCACATGCATCAAGTTGACTTTGCGATTAGAGCCGGTGCCGTTCGCAATCCAAACCGCACAAGCCACCATTGTTGATGAGCCGCATCTGTAGATTTCAGCGTCAGCTGTTGTTAACAGGCCAATGTTGTATCTCATGGCTGTTCAGTTCCTCCAGCACAAACAACGTCATATCTTGGCAAATGCGTAAATGCGTATCGTCTTTGCCCGATGTTTTTGCCAAAAAAGATTGTTCCGCTTTCATACTTGCGTTGTAATAGACTTGGATCGGAGCCGTCAACTATTGGCTCGTTTGGCTTAGAAGAATTCAAATCTATCAACTCTATTTCTGTGTCAAACACTTCGAGGTCGGGTTGTTCGCCTGTTGTGTCGCCGGTCGGCTCAAGAAGAATGGCAGGGTACGAATCGCATTCGCGTTCACCAGTTGCACCAATTTGCAATATGATTGTTGAAGGCGTCCCAGTAATCATGCACAAGCCTGGCTTTGCACGATCGGCAACCACCGGAAACAGCAAGTATCGAACACCTTCTTCGTCCTTGTCTTCTTGTTCGCCAATAGACGGTGTTTCTGTTTTGTCTGGCTCTGCAATTGACTTGATTACAAAAGCAATAGCCAAGCCAGCGTCAAACCCTCCATAGCTTTGCGCATTGCGAGGATCAATAGCAAGAACACCTTTGCCACTTCTAAGAACAGTGTCCCCTACGCTGAACCCTTCGTTCTCGTAAGCAACAGTGTCGCCCAACATTGTGACTTCTTTCCAGTCATATTTTTGCTGGCCGCTACGAGTAACGTCTGCTGTTCTTTCTGCAAACACCGGGAAAATCAATGGTCGCTCTTTACCAGACCATCCGCCGCCATTCGCAACAGATTGTACGACAGGCAACAAAGCATCAAGCCTTCTCATCATTTCGTTTAAATGATGGAATTCAAGCTTGCCAATTTTGCCGTCAGTAAATCTTGGAAGGTCTGTCACGGTGACATAATCCGATATTGCAGATTGACGTTTGCTGTGTTAGCACGAGCAAACGGCGCAGCGTTACCAAGTCTGCCAAGAGAATACTCGCCAGGCAGCAGTTTCAAGAACGCATAAAACGTAGAAGATACTTGAAAACCAATTTCAACGTAGTTGGTTTCGTCAAGGTTACGGAAGAAACATACACCGCCCACGCTCACGTCAGTTACACCGAGTGCCTCGCCTTGTGCTGCCGATCCTGAATGGCTGATTTCTTGAACACCTCCGTCGCCCTTGTTTGATGCAAGGTCGATTGAAATCGTGCCGGGGTTAAACTGCTCGCGGAAGTTTGTTGCGGAGATCGTAAGGCTTCCGCTCATCGTAATTTCGTCAGCCATGTTAAATCCTAAAGAGTGCTAAATTGATTTGAGAGTGCGTTAAAATCGGCAAACAATGGAAACGGCTGAATGTAAACAACATGGTCAGCGTGTGCATCACTGTTGCTGTCAATTGCTTTGCCATTTTGATCTATGTCAGGTTGTTGTTCGCAATGAAAGTATTGATCGTCAACAAATGAATGTGCAATAGTAAACAGCTGCACACCAGTTCGTCGCACGCTTGCACCACGATACAAAACCCGGCCAGGTGCTGCGCCCAAAAACGGCTTGTTGTTTCTTCTAAAAGCAATCTTTGAGATCAAACCAAAGTTGACCTCATTAACTGTTTCAGTCAAAACCAACTCTTGTTTTCTGCGCATAATACTGGTTGGGTTGCCATCAGCGTCAATTGGTTGCCCGCCAATGTCTTTGTCAGGATCAGGCACCCCGTTATCGCCTGGCTTTGTTGGCTCGCTACGCCAAGCCAGTTGGAACTCAGTGCGTATTTCGCTTGACAGTTCCACATACCCAAGTTCGTTTGGCAGACTATCTGACGGTGTTACTTCCGGTGCGGACAAAAACGAGATGCTCATCATCTCGTAGTTCCAAGTCATCGAGTACAAATCGTTTTGACCGGGAACAGGCGCAATAGCAAAGTCTTTTGCAATCAAACCCGGCAAGCCTGGGTAGGGATCACCCTTGTCAGGCACGGCAACACTGCCAACCGTTGTACCTATGGTTGCAAAGACTTCTGCAGGACTTGCGTAGCCTTGTGCAAAAAACTCACGCTTGCCGCTGCCTTTGCCGCCAGAGGACTGTATGGACCTGCTAGACAATTTTTCTAGTATTTCTGGCATCAGGAAAATCCTGCAAACGCGAGTGCTGTGTTGGTAACAATTTGCGCAAGGTGGTCACGCGACTGTTCAGAGATTGAACGCATAACTTTTGCTTCATCCAACTGCGCTCTAACGGCAGTTGTGAAACTACCGCCAGCAGTTTGGAACGTGCCTGTCGCACCTGCAACTCTTCTTTCTGCTTCCTCTCTTGCGTCTTTGAATTCTTCTATTGCGTCCTTTGTTTTTTCTTCAATCTTTGCAAGCCTTTCGGCTTCTTCTTTTCTTTTTTTTGCCAGCTCTTCTTCTGCTTTTGCAGCTTGCTCACGGTCAAAGGCTTCAAGTTCTAGTTGATGATTCAGTTCTTTTTGCGACCTAACCAAATCACGATGCTGCGTCAGTCTTTCTTCTAAGTCTTTTTGACCACTACGCCTGGCAGCTACAATTTTAGATTCAAATGACCAATAATCTTGCCGCAGTTCTAGTTGCTGACGCAAAAGAAAAACACCGCGCTCGTCACCTTTGGCTTGCAGTTTGAGTATATCTGCTGCTGTTTCCAAAGGTTGAATTTGCAGCGTAAAACTTGCGCCTGCATCTTGTATAGCACGCAGCTCTGCGTTCCTGGCTGCAACTCGCTTGGCAGTTGCTTCCTCTTCTTTACGTCGTTCTTCTTCAGCAATTGCTGCAGCAGCTTCGCGTATACGTCTTGTAGATTCTGCCGACGCCCGTTCAAGGCGAATCTCTTCTTCTAGAAATTGCCTTTGCTTTTCTCGCTGCCTTTGCATTTCTTCAAACTCGTTTGCGCCAAGCATGGCACCTATGAGTGTCCCAAGGCTTCCTGCAATTGGAATGCTTTGCAGTTGCTGCGTGAAGCCTTCAAGAAAAAATCCACCGGCTGACATGCCTGACTTTTTGAACTCACCAGTTGCCAGTTTGGTTGCATTATCAAGTGCGCCTGACATAACGCTGAATACAAGCGAAGCACCAAATGCCGCGCTCAAACCGCTCATGATTCCGCTGCCAATCTTTTTACCAATGCGATCAGAATCAAACTGTTTCATGCCAGCGTCCATTTTTCTGGCAGTTTGTTTGATTAGCCGCACCGACTTGTCAAGTCCCTGCTCAAGTCGCATGGTGCTAGCAATGACATCAAGTTGTAGCTGGTATTGAGACATTAAAGGTTTCGCATTTGTGCTTCAACAAACGAACGATGATCGGTTGTATCTCCGTGCATTGACGGAGTTTCGTTTTTAAGAAATTGCAACACTTCTTTTAGGTATTTGTCAAACTCGTCAATGTGTAGTTGCAAAGGGTTGCCCAGGCCGGGCAGATATCTGGCTATCCATGCTGCCTCATGTAGCCAGTCCCGGCTTTTCACTTTCCCGTATCAGCCTCCGTGTTTTCGTTGTTGTTTTTGTTTACCTCTTCCATGTCGAAGCCAAGGCAATTGGCGGCAATTGTAGTCAGTTGGTTTGGGTCCAAATGCTTGAACTGTGCAGGAAATTCACCACCCATAGCAGAGGCAATGATTTCTACAGCACCCTCAACTGTGAACGCAGAGCGAACCAAATACATTGATGTTGTCTGGTTTTCTCTAAACTCTTTTAATGCCTCAAACCTAGTCGCAGAATCAACCTGTGAATCGTTGAGGTCCGCAAGAAGTTCAATGCGTTTCTCTTCGCTTTTTTTTGCAGAGAGGCTGATGATTTCTTGCACCTTTAGCCTTGGAACAAGTGTTGTTTCCTTGGCTACTGTGACTGGGATTGGTTCCATGTTTTCCTCACTTTGTAATTACACTTGGACCCTTAACCAAATCAGATGATTCGGCTCTCGATGTTTCAACTGACTTCAGGATGGTTTCGTCAAAAATCTTGGCGTGCCTCTTGGCCCTAAGCACCGCAACTTCTTCCGAGACAACGCCAGGCGTAATTCTAACAACTCGCTCAGTACCATCAATGAATACCAAACGCACTCTCCAGTCTTTGAGAGTGGGCCGGAAAAGACCTTGCGCTGCCAGTGCTTGCCTGCCTTGAATCATCAAGACTCATCCCAATTAACAGTTGGACCGTTAGAGTCAGCCATCTCAAAATTAAAAGTTACAGTTTGGTCGCCATCTTGTGCAGCAGAAAGTGCAACAGAGTTAACTACTGCATCGAGCGCAATAGTGCAACCGGTTGCAAAAGTCAAAGTCAAAGCAACCGCATCGGTACCTGACCCAGAAATGCCGGTGCCGGTGATACCAAGAGGGCTAGCGTCTGCTGCATCTTTGCTAGGAACGCCACCAGCGGAGCCGGTAATGTCAAGCACGTTGGACAGCCTGCGCATTGCAGAAGTGTCACCAAATCCTGTGGTCACGGTGCTTGCCCTGGTGAGCGTGCATGAAAAAGTATTCAGTGCGGCCTTGTAGCCGTCTGGCGTAGTTACGTCGCCGTCAGATCCAATGAGTCTTGTAGACATTCCTATTCCTTACGAAGTCTTGTTTCCAGAGATTTGAAAAACAGATTCAACACTAAAATACTCACCATTGAGTATCGCAGAACCTCGGCTGATGTTTCGCATATATCCACGGTCATACGACGAAACTGCCAGCGTCCGTTGGTCAAGCAAATCAAACGCGGCGTCTTCAATGTCTAAAATTGCGTCTGCTCCATCCTCGGCTTTCCCAAACATTGTTACAGAGACTTGTACAACTTCTTTTACTGTGCCACCAAAATCACGACTTGTCTGGGAACCCATGACGGCATAAACAACAAGAGGCAAAGCGGTTTGCGCTGGTGCTTCAATTGCAAAGATTCGGTCAGACACAAGAGTTCTAAGCGGATTGGTGCCGCCACCAGCATCGTGCATCAACCTAGTGTAAATTGCTTTGGAAAATTCAACACTCATACAATTGGCCTCACAGACTGACGCACTTTGTGACGGATTGCAAGAGCTGCTTCATTTAACAGATTTGTAATTTTGTTTTGCGTTTCTACGCTGTTAACAGTCACGCCGAAGAATGGGCGTGGCTTGAGTATACCCGGCTTGGTTTTTGCCATTCTCCAGGCATGAGGGCTTTGCCTGCTTGCGTAAATCACGTTGCCTTTGTCGTCTTTGAAAAAAGGCTGCCCCCCCGGAAGCTTAGCACCCAGCTCTAGCGGCAAAGCATACTTTGCATTAGTGCCAAATGTGTATGTGATTTCGTCGCCTTCTTTGACAGGCGCAGCAGTTCTTGACCTAAATGACCTAATCAAACTTCCTGTTCTGTTACGCGGCGGATCTGGACTAACAGAAGGCGGAGGTGATTTACCCTTGTTCAATTTCTTTTTAATCTCGGTCAATACATGCTCACCCGAGTTCATAACCAGCTTTGTCACAATTTTGTCAATCATGAATGTAAGCTGGTCAACGTCGAGGTTGTGTTTGACCGTTACGTTTTTGCCAACAATTGTTGTTGTACTCATTGCAACACCTCCTCAAGATCAAGGATTGTGTAGCAAAGCTGATCTGTTGTTGGCCGTTCACCAGGCACCCTTACAGCTCGGATTTCCCATTCAGCACCGTTGTAATCCACACGGTCCTTGATGCTAATCGTGCCATCCTGATCGTCAATTAGGTATGCCGTTGCAGTTCTTTGCCTAGATTCTCGGCCTGCATACTGCGGGTCAGAACCGCCACGAACTTGCAACACTGCACGATACACACCGACAACAGTGTTGAATGATTCAATGCTAGAACCCACGGCATCCGTTGTAAGCGTTTTGGATTTAACCGTGATGCTCTTGCCATACTTTGAAAGCATGGTTTCGATGCTCATCGGTCAGACCTTCCAACTTTAATGTCACGATACCCCTGCAGCTTGTCGTTCCTAGCCATGAGCAAATCGCTCACAGAGATGCGACTGTAATTGTAATCACCCAAGGACTCTGAACCAACAGTTCTGTCCTGCTTGCGTTCATGATACAAATCAGCAGCTATTTCAATAGCAACTTGCTCAAGGTCGTCCGGGATCGTTGCGAACCCTGCATCATATTCAACAAACACAGGAAAGAAACCGCCAGGGAAACGATTGACGTGCGCATCATCTGAACGAATGCCGGGAAATCTATCTGCAACAATGTGAATTCTGCCGGTCTGGAAATCAATCCGGTACTCGCTAACATTGTCGCGTGGGTATTCAAAGTTGCATGGAGCATCAATTACGCCACGCCCTGCAAATTGGTAAAGCGAATACGAGTACGCATTTGCAGTTGCGGTTGCAGTCCATCCTGAAACAGATGAGTTAATCTGTGAAACAAGTTGCGAGGTTGTAGGGTAGCTGCTAAATGCCAAAGTGCTGGCTGTAGTCGTGCCACCGCTTGCAACCTTGTACAGTCTAAGCTGGCTTCCGTCATTGCCTACAGTTGCAACAACATCTGTTGAGGCAGTGTCGCTTTCAACAGAAAAAGAAATTGCAGAACCATACGCAACGGTGTTGACAGAAATGATCGGTGAGTTTTCTAGGACAAAAGTACGCTCGCCGCCAGGTTGCGCAAACTCGCGAAACGTGCGTTGTTTAAACTTTCGGTCGCAATATGATTCAATAATGTCCGAAGCTCGGTCAATCGCAGCTTCAAGAATCGCATCGTCAGATGTCCCTCCGATTCCTAGCCACGATTTCACTTTCGCCAGGGATGTCAGCGCGTATGTATCTACCGCCATGTCATTCCCCAATTAGGGGGCAAGCGAAACCGCAGCTTCGCCTGCCCCCCGTGTAGAAAGGGAGGAAATCGCTCGCGTCAGACGCGAAGAACTTCGTCCGCGCCACGATCAGCAGCGGTTGCACCAACTTCGCCAGCACGCGAAAGGATGCAAAGGATCGTTGCAAAAGTACCAGCCGAACCGTTGCCTGCAGTTGCAGTAACGTCAAGGTATCGCTTACGACCGCGAAGGTCGATATCGAAAATCTGGAACGTGTTGTCATCGCTTGCAGAAGGCAATGCCGAAGTGCTGCCGTCAATGTTGTCGGAAGTGCCGACCACCAAGCCGGTCACGTCAGCGTGCCCAGAGCCAGCGGTGTCAGACTCAGTAACCGACAGAGCAGTCATAGCAATGTCAGTAGCACCAAGGTATACAACGATTTGTGCGTAATCAAAACCGAGAGTGTCGATTTCTGCAGTCGTGTATGAGGCATTGTCAACAATCGCTGCTGGTGGTGTCACCGAAACGAACTTGTTGTTTTGTGCGTTAATCATTTGTTTTCCTCAAATGAGAATTTTTTTAGTCAGGTTTAAGAAGTGGGGCCGTAGCCCCACCCCTTTAACAATCAACCGTTATCAGGAATCGTTCAGCAGGTTCATGGCAATGATCGGGCCAGCGTCAGAGCTGTCACCAGTGTCGTGACAGTTGATGTCGAAGCGTTCAGTACCACGAATTGCAAGCTCGTCCTGCTCGAAAGCGTTCAGGGCCGAATCGCTGATCTGGATTTCCGTCTGGCGACGATCACCAAACGAGGTTGCAAGGGTCAGGTCGCCAAAGTAACCAATCCGCAGAGTGTCAGTCAGGGTTCCAAGGTTGGGAAGAACCTGAGCAAACTCAACCGGATAGCCAAACAGGGACGGCACAACCTTTTCACCAAGCATCATTGCCTGGGTCGTACCACCGGCTTCAAGCGCGCGGTTCTGCACGAGCGAGTGATAAACGCTCTTGTGCATGTACCACTTGCAGTTCGGAGTATCTGCGTATGCAGGAAGTGCAGCCATCACGCTGGTCAGGTAACCGATGGTGGTTTGTGCCTGAGCCTGTGCAAGAGTGTCGGCAGACATTTCTGCAGTTGCCTTGATGCCAGCAGAACCCATAGCGTTTGCCAGGCCGACAATTCCGCCAAAGGTCGAAGTGCCGTCACCGAGGAATCCGCACTCGTCTTCCTTCTTGGCAAGTGCGTATGCAATTTCACCAGCAACGTCATCAGCCAGATTAACAAAAGCATCTTCATTAAGCTCGTTGGAAACAGTCGTAAGGACCATTGCCTTCTTGGCAACGAGCAGAACGCTTTCAAAGGTTTGCGTAGATTCGGTACCGGCAGTTGCTTCACCCACAAAGTGCGGCGTCAGGGTAGCCGATCGACGAGGAACACGAAGAGTATCCGAAGTCATCGGTCGCACGCGGGAGTTGCGGCGGAAAACGCCGTACTCTTCACGAAGGCTGATGAGGTCTTCTTCAAACTCTTCAGGAACCAAGAATCCGCCCTGAGAGTTTACACCTTCGGTGTGGGCCTTAACTTCAATGCCCTTGGCATCGCACCAGGCCAGCGACTTGCGATGGCCGTTCTGTGCCAAAAGCCAACGACCAAACTTCTCAGCCTTGACAATGGCTTCGCCATTCTCGTCGTCCTTAAAGTTCTTGAGCCGTGTCCACATCTTAGGCCGAATAACTGAGGGGGCAGACTTGCTGATGGCACTAAGTGCCTTCTTGCGCCCGTTGCGGTTTGACTTGGGCATATACTTTTCCTCTTCGTCTTTGTCTTCTTCCGACTCGATTTCTGCGGCCTTTTCTTCTTCCTTGTCTTCTTCTTCTTCGGCCATCTTCGGAGTCAGAACGACTTCAATTTCTTCCGGGTCAACCGGCGATCCGTCTTCATCGGTCACCATAACCTTGTCGAGATAGAGAGCCTTGGCACGAGCAAAACGCTCAGCACCGACCTGATTGGCCAGCGTCTGCATTTCTTCCTGCAAAGCCTTGATTGTTACTTGTCGCATTTTTGCGTCCCTTGAATGTTGTTTAGAGATAACGATACTGTACCTTGGATACCGATTCGGCCCTTTCGGCCACTCGTCCACTCAAGGCTTATTGTGTAAAGTCGAAAGTCTGTCGGCAATTCCGTGCCTCGGAACTGAGACAACAATGGTTTTTTCTGGCCTGTATCCAAGCCAACGCTCTGCCTGTTTAGAGTTAACGGCACCCTTTTGGATAGCGGTCACCAACGCCTGCCCGTTTGCCGGTAGCGGTGCAATTGAAACCTCCAAGAGCTTCCATTTGCTGAATACCTGACGCACATTGTCGCCATAATCCTCTCGGTCCTTTTTTGATGCCTTTCGGACACCACCGGGCTTTGGGACGAATCCGACTGACACGCCTTTGACAATTCCCTGTTCGACCAAAGACTTGACGAATTCAGGAAAGTATGCGCCGTTAAAATTGTCTGGCCGTTTAGCAAACTCAATCGTCGCGTCAATTTGATTTTTCCTGCGTCGTATGTTAGTGACCTTGCCGACTGGTTGTGCGTAATCGTGGTTGTAAAACACAATCGGGTTATGGTCAAATTCTGTGGTATCCATACCGTCCGAAACTAGCACCTCGCCGTCACGGTCAATACTTTCAGTTGAAATGATTGCATCAACCCCGCTGCCAGGAGCGTTGGTAATTTCGGTTGACAATACTTTCTTGTTCATTAGAAGCCTTCCAATACTGGAACAAAATCACACCGGCAATTGGGGTGTACGATTCCCGGACTGTCGAACTTGGGTGTATAGGTTCCGCCCCTGGTCCCACGGATTGTCACGCCACCACGCACCATTGGCGCGTCAACCGCAAGTGATTTTTTGCCAACACCATACTCGTTGTTAACGGCTTGACAAAACTGACACGCACCAGCAGCGATAAAAAAGTGCTTGCGTTTAATTACACCAGATTGTTTCCAAGTGTCAATCTGGCCTTCGTGATATGCGTTAGCAGACTCTGTTCTTGCAATCACTTGAGCGCGACCCCTAGACATACCGTAATCGGTTTTTAGTCTTTGGATTTCTTCGTCAATAGAAAAGTCCGCATCCATGCCTTCAACAAATCTTTCTACTGTGTCTTTTAGCATCGAATCAACAAGACCCTTTGCTCTCTGCAACACAATTTGTTCAAGCCTTTTAGAAATTTCCCTACTAGCCGCCACGCGGATTCTTTGACTTCTGCCAGACTGTGCAATCAGTTTTGTCAACCGATCGAAGCCAGCTTGCTGCCCGCCCTCAATTGCTTTTTTTATTGCCTCATACAAATCGTCAAATGCGTCACCTTCTAGGTCTGTCATATCTTCAAGCAATGCAATAACTTCTCGATCACGCCCCATGACTGCCTTGGCTTTGACAGGCGTGATCTTGCCATTTCTCAGAGCCTGTTCAATGCGTCGCATGACTTTTTTAAAGATGCCTGCACAAACAGCTTCGATAGACATAGCTGGAGTTTTAGGTTCTTCGTCACGGACGTTGCTGTCCGCAGATTGGTCGCCTGCTTCTGCTTTGTACCTGGCTAGGTCATCCGCCAAGCCTTCAATGTTTAGGCGATACTTTCGTACTGCATCAGGCCATTCGTAAGTTTTTACCTCTTCGTCACAATTGCACTCATCGCCTTCGCACTTGTCGAATGCTTTGTTGCTATGGCTGCTAGCAGACTTGTTAATGTGCGGATCGTTTGGGTCAAAGGTGCTGTTAGCAACTGAAGATTTTACTTGTTCGCTTCTGAAAGGAATCCAAACGTCATGCCCAACACCGCCCATTTTCCCGCCAGTGTCTTTGATACCGTCGTATCCTTCTTCGACCAATGCTTCAGTTACAAAGTCAGGTATGCTTGTCCAAATATATTTGTCTCTTTTTTTAAGACCTTCAACCCATTGTTCAGGGTTTCTTGTGTCTTTGTCCCACTGGTCAGCTCCGTATCTTTCTGGAGGCGGCGCGTTGTATGAAGCTTGCTCGATAGCATCAACAACCCGGTCTGGTATGTTGCTTGTATCCAAAGGCTTTTTAATGTTCAAGTGAACTGCATACACCGCAGGATATGAAGCGTTAGGATCTTTTAGCTTGACGGGCGTTTTCATGCCACCAAGCTCTAGGATTTCAGTGAACTCTTTTTCGCGACCAAACAAGCCGCCACCGTCTAGCCAAATTTTCTTTGCAGCTTCCAAGACATTGCCACGACTGTCTTGGTTAATAGTCCAATCCCAATGCCCTTTGCCTGCAACACCGTACTCGTCAGGGCCGCCAAGTCGATACTCGTCGGTTTCGACACCATCCTTGTTGTAGTTTGTGACGTGTGGCAACTTTTCTGCAATCTCAGCTTTTTCTGCTCTTGACAGGGCATACCAAGTTTGTTTGATGTCTCGTTTTCTGCCACGAATTTCAGTTTCATACCACTCGGCATAATCAGCCGGTTGCTCAAGACTCGTATCTTCTTTGCTAGTTGCATAATTACCAGCAACTTCAGGATTGTCAGTAAAAAACGGCATTGGCCCGCTGGTCGCTCTCTCAGGGTCAAAAACATTGCCCACACGATCAGGTCTCGCTGTGCCGTGATACACAACAATTGGGTCGCCGTTTTCATCTACGACTTGCGACCCCTCAAACCATTCAACAAAACGCCGCGCTGTTTCAGGGTCGCCAAAGTGGTTGTCAGCCCATTTTTTGATTTCTTCTTTGCTCGGAGCCTTGCTTTGCGAGTCATCAACAGGCGGCCTTCCATGCCCTTCTGCACAGTCGTTGCCAGGTTGGAATCCGCCAGCACCCGTTCCGCAGTTGTCGGCGGCTTTGGTAATGTTGACGTTGTTTTTTTGCAGCCATGCAAAGTCTTCTGGGCTGTAGTCGTCATGCCCAAACTCTGTAAACTCATCAATGTTTTGCAATATGCCGCCTAGAAAGTCATCGTAGATCATGCGCCGCCCAATACGTCGTAGAGTTCACCAATAGTTTTAGCACCAACAACGCCATCACCAAGCTCGGTGTTTTTGATTTGTTCCCATCTGTCAGGCTCCAACACTTTGATTGCAGTAGATTCCGCAATGAACTCAGTTGAACACGTCCTTGCGTAGGTGCTTATGTTTTCACCAATTGGATCTAAATCGCCTACAGCACCAGCAGTACCCCAAGCCATTTTGATGTCATTTGTTGGATGTATCGCACCCAGCACTTTAAGTTTTGCGTCAACCAAACTACCAATAGAATTTTCTTTTCCGTATCTAACTTTTTCGCCACCTGGCAGTCTTGGTATTTGCCTACGCAGGTTTTGATTATGCAAAGCATGTGCAAACTCATGCGTTACTACGCTCACCGTTCCAAATGATTGGTCTGTGCCTAAGTAATCTTTGTGCTGTTGACTTTTATACTGATTGGCATAACTGTCGCCTTTGCTGTCTGTAAATACAGAAATGCGTTTGTCGCGATTGGAAAAATACGCTTTGCATCCAGCAACTTTTTCTCCCATTCGTCGCGTTGATTCCATCGTGAGTTGCTCATCTTTGCCAAACTGCCTGGTGGTGACGTTGATTTGCAAACCGGCATCTTCAAAAAGATCCTTGCCGATTCCAGCTTTTTCAATGCGACTTTTAGCTTCGGCAACTGAATAAATTTGCTCGTAAGCCATTTGTACATGGTTTTGGAATTCTTGTTTTGAAAATCCGTGCGTAGTGTCGATTGGCTTGTCACCACCTTCACGCCAGTAGAAATCTGCGCTATTGCCAGCAAAACATGCAACGTCAACTGTTGCCGATATTCCATTAGAAGCTAGAAATTGCTCTGCTGCCCTGGCTTCTGACAGTGCGATATCCATGCGACCAGAGAGCGGCTCATCTTGTATTTTTTTGAAAAAGTCGCTGGCTGATTCTTTTGCTGCAAACGCAATTTGCTTAGCTCTTGTGTCAAGTTTTTTATAGTCGTCAAGAGTCATACCTTTTGCTCTTGCAACCGTACCTGTGTTCATTGCGTCTTGAAAGCCAGCAAAATCTGTTGTGTCTATTGAATCAACAGATTTATATTTGTCGTGTATTCTTGTTTTTGCACCTTCATCAACTTCTGCAAAATACTTAGCCCATCCACCTCTTCGCAGATCAGGACTTTTAACACCCTCTTTTTGCCTTACATACTCTTCAAGTATGTAAATGGTTTCGTCGCTTACCTGTGCGTATTGCTGCCTGTATGAATCGCTAACGCTCATGCGCATCAAGTTGTGCGCATTTTCTATGACTTGCAATCTTGCGGCATTTTGGCCTGGCTTGTTATTTTTTACCAAGTCGTCAAAGTCTGACTGGGCATCGAAAAGGCTAACGACTGTTTTGTTTGTTCTGTTAAATGCGTTTTCAATATCGCCTACAAGCTCTGGCCGATCATCTGCCATGCGTACTTGGTTTATTTCTGCCTCAGCCTCACCAAGCAGGTACAGCAATTCGTTTTTTTCAATATCTGTGTCAGCAATAATTTCTGCTACGGTTCTGTTGCCTTCAACATACCTAGCCATTTGCCACAACTCGTTGTACTTTTCTTTGAGTTGATCTATGTTAGGCTTTGAAGTTGTTTTACCATCACTTGCAGAACTT